AGTGACAGTACAAATCCACCCTTCACCTTAGACTCAGCAGTATTACAATATAGGCAAAACGATAGGCAATAATCATGGCAGGATACACACGTCAAGCGACAGCTAACATAGTTACAGGTGCAGTTATTGATGCTGCAGACTTTAACGCTGAATACAACGCTATTGAGGGAGCATTCAATGCATCTTCAGGACACTCACACGATGGTACAACAGGCAACGGTCCACCCATTTCAAACTTAGGACCAGCGCAGGACTTTGTAGTTACATCTAGTGTTGTACGTCCTAAAGTAGACAACACCTATGACTTCGGTACTTCTAGTATTGAGTGGAAGGATGGCTTCTTTGATGGGACTTTAAGGACAGATATACTTACTGTAGATGAAACTTCTACCTTTACTGGTAATGTAACAACAGTAGCTGACGTTGCTATAGGAGGCAATCTTACGGTTACAGGTAATGCTACAATAAACGGTAACCTTACTTTTGGTGATGCTGATACAGATACTGTGTCTTTTGGTGCAGAGATTGATAGTAGCATCATACCTGATGATGATGATACTTTTGACTTAGGTAGTTCTACAAAGCAATGGCGTAACTTATTTATAGATGGTACAGCTAACATAGACAGCCTTGTAGCTGACACAGCAGACATAAACGGTGGTACTATTGACGCTGCCGTTATAGGTGGCAACACTGCAGCAGCTATAACAGCAACAACAATAAATGCTTCTGGCACAATCACAGGTGACGTAACAGGAGATCTCACTGGTGATGTTACTGGTAACGTGTCAGGTAACGCAGGTACAGCAACAGTTCTTGCAAGTTCTAGAACTATAGGTGGTGTATCTTTTAATGGTTCAGCAAATATAGATCTTCCAGGTGTAAACACTGCAGGTAACCAAGACACGACAGGCAATGCAGCTACAGCTACTGCTTTAGCAACTACTCGTAGCATAGCGTTGGGAGGAGACTTATCAGGATCAGCTAACTTTAATGGTACTTCTGATATAACAATCTCTGCAACCATTGCTAATAATTCTGTAGCACTAGGCACTGATACAACAGGTAACTATGCTGCTTCTGTAGCAGCAGGTAGTGGTATCAGTGTTACAGGTTCTGCAGGTGAAAGTACTGCTTATACTGTAGCACATTCTGATACATCTAGTTTAAGTGGTGCATCAAGTAACAGTGGGCGTACTTACATACAAAATCTTACAGTAGACGGTTTTGGTCACGTTACTGCCATAGCTACAGCCACTGAGACTGTTACCAATACTAACACAACATATTCTGCTGGTTCTGGTTTAGATCTAAGCGGTACTACTTTCAGTGTAGAGGCAGATCTAAGAGATGGCATAACTCACGTAGGACGTGATAGTAATGACTACATTGCTATAAACACAACTTCTATAGACTTTGTTCTTGACGGTAACACAGATGTTCGTATTGAGAATGATGGTGACTTACATGCAGATGGTAACGTTATAGCTTACTCAACAACTATATCTGACCAGAGACTAAAGCACGATATTGAAAAGATAGATAGTGCCTTAGATAAACAACTAAATGGTTACACATTTAGCTACAATAAAGACGGTAAAAGATCTGCTGGTGTAATTGCACAAGAAGTAGAGAAAGTACTACCATCTGCTGTAGAGAATAAGTCACTAGTATTTCATGGTGAAGAAGGTGTTGAGTATAAAACAGTACAGTATGACCAGCTTCATGGATTACTAATAGAAGCAATAAAAGAACTAAAACAAAAACTAGATGAATGTAAATGTAAAAAGTGTGAGTGTGAGTAATGGCTCTACAGTCTAGCGGTCAGATAAGTCTTAACGATATACACGTAGAAGCAGGAGGTTCTTCAGGATCACTTGCTGGTATAAATGATTCCGATATACGTGGATTAATAAGTAAGTCTTCTGGAGCGCAAATGTCTTTTTCAGAGTGGTACGGGGCTACAGCAGCAGTAGATTTACCTATACCTAATAGTGGAACAAACATTAACGGACAAAGCCAGCTACAAGAAATTACTGTATCCACTTACATTAGCTCTGGGGGTACTTTAGTTATACCTTCTTCCATGTGGATATGGTCAGATAGCACATCAACAGCAGC